ATTGGTACCCATTTACCGGATATATCAGTTGTTATCTTCATAGTTGATTAGAGTCCTTTCTTGTATATGCCACCATCTCTCTACGGCTGCTTTGGCGGATTCGGAGTTAACATACATTCCAAGTGAGAAAATTTCTTTGTTGTCTGGATAGATAGTTGTCGTGTGTTTAGTTTTAATCTGGTGTCCAGCAAGGCCAACTTCGCCAATGATTCTACCACTCTCATCATAGTACAGAAAGTGTGCAACGGTCTCTCCATCTTTCCATTTACGAATGTTCATAGATTAAATTTTTCTTTGGCGAATTCGTTTAGTTCTGAATAGTGGCCTTTGCGGCAATCAAATTGCCGGCAGGCTTTGGGTCGTATATCGTATATTGAACAACGGCCATCGATAAACATACCGCAACCACCACCAGGTTTTCTGTATAGAGTGACCACGATATTTGAGTTAGGATTCTCTTTCCGTTGTTGTTCTGTCGGATTGGTTAAGCTGAGCGGATAGAGGCCAGAGGTAATTTCTTCGGATGAAAGCATTGGTGCCAGTAGTTCACAGCAACGGGTACAAGTACCACAAGGAACATCCGATATAGGTTCGTTTGAGGTAACCGCTGTAATAACCACTGGTAGATTGTTGTAATTGTTTCGCATTAGATATATTTCTCTGGTCGGTCAAAGACAATGGTGATACCACAGACGGTGAGTAATCGGAATCCTTTAGGAGTGGTTTCGTTGTAATACCAGAAGTGTGGTGTGAACCAAAGCGTTGGATCGGTCCAGTATTGGAATATGTGAAGAATCCTCATTTGCTGTCCCTATCTCTAATGATTAAATTAACTCGTTCTTTACCATTTTGGTCTATGCAGATCCAGATATGGCTCAGCGGCTTCTGAGGACGACAGGTGAGAACTATATTGGAATCTTTTGGTATCTCGGAAGCGCCTTGTCCGGATGCGGCGGAAACGCAGAGGAATATGAGAGGTACTAGGAGTAGTTTTGCCATCGGAGATAATAATATAAAGTTTTGGTGTTGCGTTTCGCCGGTACGTTTTGTTATTTGGTGAGATTATTCCAAAAGTCGATATACGTTTCGATTAGAGTAGTCCAAAGTTTAATGATGGCTTTGATTGGATGTTCTATGATGGTGGCCATAGCGATAAGAGTGGCTGGTACAGCGACCAGTGCGGTGATAATAATACCAAGTATGCCTAAAAGTGTAATCATGTTTTTATAAAGTCAATAATGCCTTGTGCTGTGTTAAAGTGGCGGGTTTTGTAGGAACGGTATTCTTCTAGTTCTTTTTCAAGTTCAAGTATCCGTTTGCGGAGTAATGAATTCTGTTCTTCTGTATTGGGTAAATTCAATTTTAATTGTGGGTCAGGTATGACGCCTTCGTAACCAGGATGATACGGTGCTTCTTGTACATAATCTTTTGGAGGCACAGCATGAATTCTTTCCAAGTATTTTTGATATTCTGGAGAATTGACATAATTTTTTAAATCCAATGTGATTGCACCCGGTAACTGATCAGTTTTAAAAGTGTTCATGCCTATCTCCTATTGTGATGTTGAACCCATTTCTTTTCGTATCTCATTAATACGAGATTGTAATACAGAAGCGGCCGTATTGAAATGTCCTGTGCCTTCATGATGTGGTTTGTAATAATGTCGCAACAGAGTTTCTTTTTCTGTTTCAAGCACAGCCAAATATTCTTCGTTTGTAATATTAAAGTTTTTCATAGTTTCCATACCCATTGATATCCTGTATATATTCTTTCTTTACCGATCAAATCCATAAACTCTTTAACATAACCACCTTTACCAACTGTGTCAAAGTTATCATCAACACAAATCATAGTGCCTTCTCGTAGGCACGGCATAATAGCAGTCAGTTCAAAAATATGGTGCAATGATGATGGATGTGGATTGGCCATGTCAAAGTCAAATGAATCCAAATAGAGCAAGTCAATCTTTCGATTCTGTGATACCCATACTTTAGATTGTTGGTGTAGGAATTTTACCGAATCTGAACAGGTGAGATTGGCCTTCTTGGCCGTAGCAGCTGCAAACCGAATATTATCAGAATTAATATCGACCGAATAAAATTCACCACCATGATAGTCAATGAAAGTATCAAAGATGGTGGTAGACATACCATCACCTTCAAAATTGTTTTCTTGCCTTGCACAACCAGTTTCTACAATCAAAGGTTCATGAATTGACATCACATGATTGAGCATCATACCAAATGATGGTGCTCGCTTGGTCGTTTTATTGACCAATTCCACAATATGTTTCAGTTGTTCTTCGGTCATAACATATGAGTGTGAATGGTGTATGCAACCACAATGATTGCTATAATAATTACTATGACTGAGAGCGTTGTTTCCATAATTCCTCGCAAATTGATTTCTTGTCAGCTAACGATAAACAATCTTCCATAAATTCTTTTTGTTCCTTACTTATCTGCGCCACTACAGGTTTCACAGGTTCAGGTTTCACTTCTACCTTTGGTGTTGGTGTTTCATCAATCACAACCACAGGCGGTGCCGTTTTGGCAATCACATTCAATGGTTCTGGTGTGCCTTCTGACCGGGAGAATACAAAAATGATTATGAGAGCAAAGAAGCCTGCCAATAAAAATTTCCAATACATCACGCAGATAATACCAATACCAATGGCAATGATTGTAAAGATGATAATGGTTTCTAATCGACCTTGTGTGATGCCTAAGGTCGATAGAATCGTATTATAGTCCATGATTATTTAGCACGCTTAGGATCACAATGAACATTGATAGGCACCAATACTTTACCATGAGGAGTAACTTGTGTAACATACTCAACATAAGGCTTCATACCAGCATCTTCACATTCACCGACACCACGAATCACATCACGGCGTTCCATCTTCTCTACCTTTTCAGCACCAGCCACCGTAGGTGTTGATGCACAAGCCGGTAGTAATAACAACGGCAATAATATAATAAAATACTTCTTCACTTTAAATCTCCATTAATAAACATAATAAAAATATTATACTATAAGTTAATATGATTAGCAACCAGTCCATCTAATTGTACCATATTCTTTTCGTATAACATTGCCACGAGGAAAGTTTTTAGCTGGTGCTTTCCAACTTGCCGCTTTCCAAATATCGCCAGTATTCAAATCAATGAATGAATGGCAACTTCTTTGTTTCAAGGATGACCCTTGGTCATACCAATGAAAAATTCTTACATACTTATTGCCAGCATCAAAGCCGGTAGTAAAACCTAAATCGCTTTTGAATTGGCATTTACCTTGATAAGAATCATAATTACTTTCAATATATCTTTGGTATTCTTCAATATGTGGAAGAAGCTTTAAAAGTTTTTCACCAGATTTAGTCATAATATATCCCATAATAAAAAGCTAGTTTTTCTTTAAGGCCTATAACTAGCAAAAATAGGCCGCAACAGTTTTGTGAGATTTATGGTCCTCACCGGACGGCACCGACCTTGACCACTTAATACCAATTATAACACAACCACCTATATTGTCAAATGGTTGTTGTTTTGAAACAACTATTTACCACCTAGTGATTGTATCATTTCGGTAAGTAATTTTCTAGCCATGGAATCTGGTGTAGTCCAACACCGAATTCTTTTTAAATTGGCAACCAAATCATTCTGTGTCATAGATACTAGACCAAATCTTCAACTTTTCTTTTTTGTAATGTCTAGCTGCATTAATTGCAGTATCAGACAATACACATTGTTCTGTCAAAATATCAATCATCGCCAATACTTGGCCAACTTCCATTTGTAATTGTTCTAGTGTTGTGCCGGATTCTGGCACAGGCCATCTAGATTCTGTACCAAAACGAAATACTTTGGATGCAGCTTGAATTACTTCAGCACATTCTTCTTGTAAAATTAATAGTGCTTCTTTTTGCTTCTCATTCATCATTATCTTCTTCAACAAATTTAATCACAGGCATATATTCTTCCACTTTTTTAAGTGCTGCTAATTTCGTAGGAGCAATTACTTTGCAAGTATATAAACCGTCTTTCATATTAATGGTAAACGGAACAACTCCATTTATAAACCATTCTTCTTGTACATAACACTTGATGTGCCATTCTCTAGCATCAAGGCATCGTTTAATCATTTCATCAGCGATCTTTTTAGGATCAAAATCATCAGCTTCAATTATTTCAGGCATTTTCGTTCAGTAATTGTTGGTTACGACCTTCGTTTAAAAATACTTCAACCATATGTTTAGCATCAACCAATGTTTCCATCACATTCATTTTTCTAAACAATCGGTCACCAATGTAAAGCTCAACAACATAACAATGGTCATTATGAAAAATGTTGGCTTTTCTATCAACGGCATATCCTGTGTGTAATAGTTTCATTTATCTTCTCCAAAAGCGTATTTTTTGGCAGCTTCTTCTGCTTCTTCTTCGGTGTTATAAAACTCGGTTTTAAATAAATCAGACTCTTTAAAAAAGTCCACAACATATGGTGCCATGATACACGATGCCACAAATAATATATCAGCGTGGCGGTGACCATGAGCACCAAAAAAAGATACTAACTGTTCTATCATGATATCATTCCTATGAATCGGTTAAGCACAACACGGTTTGCAACACGACCACCAGCATACTTACTAAATGCGGATACTAGACCACGAGTGGTGGCATTTTCTTTTACTTCAAATGTATTATCTTCCTCAGTATTCAACGCTTCAGAACGGAGAACATAATACTCATCAAAGCCAGCCGTAGTAACAACTGCAAATTTAGTTTTACGGAATGAAGCCTTGATAGTTTCGTAATTGGCTGTGCGTGGATAAAAGTCATAAATCTTACGACCAAACTCACGACCAGAAATTACATAAAAACCTAACACATTACAATTGGTACGAGCTTTTAATAATTTAACATACGCACCGGTATGACCAGCACAATTATATATGTTATCAACAATTTCTTGGTGCTTAGTCAATGGGTCACGAATAATCAAACCGAAATCTTTAATACCATAGTCTTTACCAATTCTGTGCAATCTACCTTCTTCGTTTTGGTCATAAGTTTGACGGAGTGTATGTCCTTCACCATCAGTTAAAAACACAGCATTGACAATTTGTAATTTATATTGTTTCTGAAAGGCAGGAATAATTTCCATGGCGGCAATAATTGCTTCATTCAATGGTGTACCACCCATAGCCATAAAGGTAGGTGTATATCTTTGATTGTTAGCCATGAATGTTAAAATCTTGGCCGCTTTGGTAAATTCACCAGCCGACATTTTACTTGATAACAGATTCATCAGGTAAAAAGGATTACTTGCAATATCACCTTTTTTTGGTGTAATTTCATATTGATGTGCATCATATGATTCAGGTGAAGCAAAAGCATATACATCATATGGAATGTTTACTTTTTTACAGAACATTACCAAACTGATTAATTGTTTAACGGTGTTTGCAATATGGTCGTGCATTGAACCAGACCAGTCTAAGAACATAACAAGACCATGTGATTTGCCATTCGGCACAACCGAAATCTTTTTGAAGATGTCATCATTGAACTGATAAGAAAAAATCTTCTTCATATCAAGGTCACCAGTTTTGGCCGTAGATGCACGTTTTAACTGGTCGGCATTTTTACGCAATTCAAACTCTTTGACAAGATAAGAAACTACTTTGTTTGTATCACGGCGTAGTTTGGCATATTCACCATTTTCTATTTTTTCAAAATCAAATGCCCAATTGGAATGTTCTTTTTGAATTTTTCCATATAATTCTTTGTATGAAAGAATACCTTTTTTCATATCAAATTTTGGAATGTTACCATACATATAATTGCTTGCATTTTCAGCAAACAACTTTTTCTCATTTTGTTTAAATGCTTCATCGGTGAAAGCACGAACATTATCTTCTTCTATTTCTTTATGGTCAAAGCGGTCATCATTACCGATAATTTCAGTATCTTCATCTTCACCATCATCACACTCATCAGAAGCTCGTTTTGAACCAGATTCGGTTTCTTCGCCTTCTTCGGTTTCATCACCAAAGTCATCGTCCCATTCATTGGCAAAATCTTCACCATTATCACCATCACCATCTTCATATTCCTCGGAATCTGGTGCATTGGCTTTACGCTCTTCTTCTTTTTGTTTCATAAAAGCCAAAACTTTTTGAGCAACTACCAAAACATCATCATAACTTTCAGTAGCTTCAATCTCATTAAGTAGATTTTTTTCTTCGGCATCAAAACGAATACCAAGCATAGCACCGCCTTTGCTGTGCATATTTACTCGGTCAACAAAATTCAATTCATTCAAATCAACACCATTGGTACCAAAGAAATTCTTTTGAGTTAATTCAACATATGCTTTTGTAAAAGATGAACGGAGACCTGGATATTTGTATTTGACTTTCTTTTCAATACGAACATCTTCGATAACATTTGAAATGGATTGTGGAATCTTTAAATCTCTGGCACGGAGAAGGCCAGATTCAGGAGTGTATAATGCGTGGCCAACTTCATGACCAACAAAAAGGTCATAAAGATAACCAGAAATATTCTTATCTAATACAGGAATTGTCAAAACACGATTTTTAACATCAAAGCAAGCAGTAGGAACATTGCGCTGTTCCACTACTAAGTTCTCGGTAGCCATCAATTTGGCTAAAAGTGATTTGGATTCAAGTAATTGCATATAAGCTCCTAACGATTAATATAACAATTATACAGGAATCCTATGTTCCGTCAAGTGTTTTCTTTGGAAGCGTTGTTTTTTAGCAACACATCTGATTACTGATACAATTCCTTCATCTTTTGGTAGTCGGAAAGGTCTTTTTCGTGTTGAGAAAGTATTGCCCACTTGCGAGTTACGATATCTAAGCGTTTCCAAGCAGGAATTTCTTCATCATCTGCACGTGCAGCTTCAAAAAATAGCATATCATTCAGCATTTTTCAGTTCCTTGTCAAAAAAATTGTGTTCAATCGCACTTGCCAACTCATCTGCAAGCTTCGGATCAAATTTTACAAGAAAATGTGCTACATCTTGAGCAGGAATGTGCCTTAGATTGAACATAATCTCATCTATACCTTTATATATTTGTGTTTCTTCCCATTGTTGCAACATATTTTCTCACATTTCATAATATTGATCAATCACAACGATATTTTTGCCTCGTTGTTTGGCTTTTCCAAGTGCTAACATGGATTGTAACTCAATTTCTTTCTCTTGGCAAGTTAAAGAGCTAAAATATTCTTCGTAATCTTGCCAATCTTCATCTGTCCAACCTTTTGGTGTATTCATATCATCTTCTCATACTCGAAATTTCTTTGGCTTCTTTATCCGTGAATACAGGAACGGCATTTGACTTGTGCATTGTAGCCACACCTTTCATTTTTTCACCTGTATATGAATTTTGGGATTTTTTGGTACAAGGTATAAAACCTGTATTGATGGATGCGTATAGGGGAGTTTCCCTGCCAGCTGGAATTCTAGGAATAGGAATAGATTTGGAAATACTCGTGGTATTGGTGTAATTCGTTTTTGGAGATATTGCCAAAATTTGATTTTGCCATTCTTCGTGGCGTAATCTCACCAATTTTGGAACTTTGCGTCTTTTAGACTTAGGAATGTAACCGTGTATAATCATAATGTAATCTCCCACTCGGAAATTACAATGATACTACAGTTTAGAGAAAATGTCAAGAGTAAGTGTTGTTTTTATGACACATCTACCAGATTATATGGATCTAAAGCTTTATTTCAAAATCGGACACCGATACTTATCCGAAAAAAATCAAATATAAATGGAAATAATGATTTTTCTTATATTATGAAATTATAATCGTATTGGCCAATCTTTTTCATCAAACAAATCAATTGAATCTTCGTATTCGTGATTTTTTAACTTCTTTACTTCAGCGTGTTCACCTCTACGCTTTTTACTATGTAAGAAATTCTTCGCATAATCATAATCATCTGAATAATCTTTATTTTTGCGAAACTTGCCTATAAACTTTGTCACTACTATCTCCTATTTCAAGGTTTCAAATGTTATGCCTTTTATTTTTGTTTCTGGCATATTGTGCATATCCATATCTGACACATAGGTTATGTCGGAATGTGGATAACAAATTTTTACAATTTTGAGAAGCTGGCAGACTGTACCATCCGAATCATTAAAAGTGAATACTTCATCAACACATCTTACATTTTGAATAATCTCACGCCGTGTTTGATAATTGTGTGTGAATCCACCACGAGCATACACCATCCACCAATCTGAATGAACTCCAACCACTAACCAGTCACCTTTCCTCTTACATCTTTGTAGAAAGTGTAATTCATTAGATTCTAAAGGATCAAACTCACCGGTAACTACAATGATTCGTTCTTTATCGTGCATTTAGGGTAAAAGTTTTGGAAATGCCTCTTTGACAAAATTATATGTCAATCCTTTCACGCCTTGGTCCTTTTGAAAGATACCCATCACAACTTCAGCTTCACGAGGTTCTAAAGATTCTAAGAATAGAATCAATAGTTCGTTTTGTTTTCTTGGAGAGAGTTTTTCAGCCTCAGGATGTCCTTCCTGAAACAGATAGATTCTACGAATTTCTGTAGATAATTGAGCAACAGAAATTCCTGGTTTTGTATCAGGAATTTTGTAGTTTTCTGGCATTTCTTTTATTTTCCATTTATGACCTGGATGAAAAGTAAATTCTAAGACTTCTACCAATGTTTTTGATAGATTTTTTTCAATTACTGCCATTCTTTCTTTTTTGTTTGTTGCAGCTTCAAATTCGTCAAACACTTCATAGATATTTTTCATTAAAATTCCTCAATAACATCCATTAAATTTTTCAGTTTGTTTTCAATAAAATAATTTAATAGTTTTTGGCGAGATGCCGGTTTTGTTTCGTCATAGGTATTTATGATTTTTTCTTTTATCTCTTTTGGAATAAAAGTTAAGTCAATCAATGTGGCATTTCTGGCATAGTTGGCTTTATCAGTTTCATTGTAGTTGGCCACATCCTCTTTCAGATACTTATCCAATACTCCCTTAGTGATTGGTTTCTGTCTAAGGTCACGGACAAAACAATCGGATGGTGAGAACATATTTGGAATGCCATCACCTTTATCACCACGAATAATCTTCTCTTTTAATTCTTCAATCGGTTTCTCAGACTTAACAAACTTCTTCTGTGCTGGATTGTATTGTTTTACATTACTGCCATAATTTTGTAATTGTAAAAAGTCCCCATCACTTGATAGAATCAAAATCTTCTGATGTGGTGCATAAATTGGTACAAGTGTGCCAATAATATCATCGGCTTCAGCACCTTCTACATCAATTACTTTATATGGAAAGTTTTCCCGCAGTTCAGATTTAAATTTGGCCAACATATCAAAAATTAAATGCCAGTCTAAATCGGATTTTTCTCTGGTCTTTTTACGACCAGCTTTGTAGAATGGAAAATATTCTTTACGCCAATATTTACGGTTATCACAACACAATACTACATCACCATAATCTTTTCGAAAGTTGCGGATGTGCATACGGAGAATATTTAGAATCATGTGTCGTACCAGACTTTCATCTAGTTTAACACCTTTTTGGTTTGAAATCTGAGCCATAAGGCCAGATAGTAATACTTGATTTAAGTCAACGAGAATCATAACAAACTTTCACAGTTTCAAAATTATATTATATCACTTTTTCTTTACCATGTCAAGCAGTTTGTTTAACAGTTTATGTGATGTGGTAGTCTTTCTGGCAATTATACCATAAAAACCACCTGGTATTAATCCTGAAACATATTCTAATGGGCAAGCAAGGATGGCTTCAAAGTCATCAAACTCGTCATATTCTTCAGGGTTTTCTTTACTCTCACGGAATAATACAATATGATATAAATCACCAAGAGAAGTACCACCAACTTTTTCTCCCGGATTTGCATATTCAGAACTCATAATATCGACTTGGCCTTCTTCATCTCCTGATAGAAATGTAAAGAAGTCAAGATTTTTTTGTTTGAGTGGTTGTAGGTAATCCAGCATCTTTTTCCTTAATGTGAGCTTTTCTAACTCTTACCATTATCCATGTGTTATAATATTCATCACTCTCTAATACACCTTTGGTAAATTGTTCTTTTGCTTCCAAGTAAGAACACATTCCTTTAGAGTGGCATAAATGAATTATTTCACGGACAAAGTTATCGTGTCCGTATTGTAACACATCTTGCTTCAAGATGTCACTACTTCCATAGTAAGTTTGCCAATCTGAGTTGGCTTTATACTTTTTCTTTTTACCTTTGACTTGTTTGGTTTTGGCAGAGTAAAATAATTTCTTGCCTATGTATTTTCTACCATTCGTCAGATTAGTTATCTGATACACGAACCCGTAATTATTACCAATCAAGTTTTCCGTAAAATCTTTACCATCATATTGCCAGTTTAGTCCCATTCCTTAGTATCCAAATCATCGTCATCATCCTCTATATAGTCCTCGGATAATTCTTCGATTTGTTCACCACAGAATGGGCAATGTTCTGGTAAATCTTGTGAGACCATTTCTTCCATAAATGATACAGTATAAGTTTATTCACAACTTAGGCATTCACCTGATAATGATTTGTCTGTCATTTAAATTCCTTAATGAGCCCACACATCACCCCAATTTCCTGATAAAGCTCCTTTTGCATAATCAGTAGCACGATTTTCAAAGAAATTAGTATGTGTTGGTGCGTTAATCATTTCTTCTACCCATGGTAGAGGATTCTTTTTCACTTTAAACACACCTTTAAGTCCCAAAGAAATTAGGCGGCGGTCTGCAATATAACGAATATACTTCTTAACATCTTCTGAAGATAAACCTTCCATTTCATTTACACCAAATGCAAGGTCAATAAACTTATCTTCTAGTTGAACCATTCTTTCTGCAATCGTGTAGATTCTTCCTTTGAGTTCATCATTCCAAATCTCACGATTTTCTTCTATGTATGTTCTAAACAATTTAACCATGGACTCTGCGTGTTGAGTTTCATCAACAATAGACCATGTGATAATCTGACCCATGCCTTTCATTTTACCGTGACGAGCAAAGTTCAATAACATAATAAATGAACTGAATAGTTGCATACCTTCGGTAAAGGCTGAGAACACGGCAATATGTGTTGCGGTATTCTCTCTAGTGGTATTCTTATTGGAGATTTCCATAACATAGTCATGTTTCTCTCTCATTGCCTCATACTCTAGGAACTCATTGTAGGTGGTTTCAGGTAGGCCTAGTGTTTCAATCAGGTGTGAGTAGGCTGCAATATGTAACGCCTCTCTGGCAGCGAATCCTGTCAGCATCATACGAACTTCAGGTTGTGGAAAGTATGGCAGATAGTTCTTAACATAACCACCAGCCACATCAATATCACCTTGTGTAAAGAAACGGAAGATTTGTGTTAGAAATGTTTTTTCTTCTTTGGACAATTTCTTTTTCCAATCTTTCACATCTTCGGACATAGGAACTTCGGTGTGTAACCAATGAGATTGTTCATGTTTTAACCAAGCTTCATATGCCCATGGATAATTGAAAGGCTTAAAATAGTTACGCTCTTCCGATAGATTTGATTCTACTTTTTTTATCATTATTGTTTTCCTTTAAAATTAACCTTCGCAAGCCAAACATTCGTTGCCTTGAGCAATAGCACTCATATCTAATTCTTTAATCACTTCTCTTTCAATCTTTTTGGCAACTTTGTCTGCTTTACCAATTTTCTCAGAACGACAATAGTATAGAGTTTTCAATCCTTTTTTCCATGCAAGAAAATGACAAGCATGAAGATACTTTAAATTAACATCTGGTCTAAAGAATAAATTAAGTGACTGTGCTTGGTCAATATATTGTTGTCTATCAGAAGCCAATTCAATCACCCATCGTTGGTCAATTTCCATGGATGTTTTGAATACGTCTTTATCATGGTCGGACATCCATTCTAAATGTTGAACAGATCCATCATTAGCAATAATAGACGACCAAACATCATTATACCAATCTTCTGGTTTATCGTGTGATAGTTTAATAATCAACTCATTCAACCAACGATTCTTGTTTAGATATGCTCCTGATAAGGTGTCTTGTCTGTAAGCATTAGCACGATATGGCTCAATAGAAGGACTGGTGTTGCCCATAATAATGGAGCTAGAAGCATTTGGGGCAATAGCCATAACATGAGAGAACCGTAGACCGGTGCCAATACAATCAGGAGGAGAGCCACGTTCTGTACCCAATTGAAGATTTGCATTATTTAATCCTTCTCTAATGTGTTTAAATATTTTATTATTTGTAACTTTGGCCATTACTCCTTCAAAAGCAATGCCATTGCGCTGTAGATAAGCATGGAACCCAAGAGCACCGATACCAATAGAACGTTCTCTTTCGGCACTATACTTTGCACGAGCAATAGCATCAGGAGCATTAGTGATGAAGTAATTAAGGACATTATCAAGCATTTCGGCAACGTCTTTAAGAAATAGTGGTTCAGACTTCCATTCATCATAGTTCTCCAAGTTTAAAGAAGATAAACAACATACAGCTGTTCGATCCTCATTTGTGGGTAGAATAATTTCAGAGCAAAGATTTGATTGATGAATTCTTAAACCTTTGTCTTTGAGAAATTGTGGCATCTCACGATTACTTGTATCAATATAATGAATGTATGGTTCACCAGTCATCATACGAAGCTCTAGAATTTTTTGCCAGAGTTCTTTTGCCGATACAACTTCACGCACCTCACCTGAATGTGGGTCTTTTAATTCCCAATCATCTTTAGCTTCGGGATCAAGCATGCATGTTTCAATGATGTGCATGAAGTCATCGGTGATATTAATACCGTGATGAAGATTTAAGCAACGAACATTTGGATCGCCTGTCGGCTTGCGCATCTCTAAGAAAGAGATAATATCTGGATGAGAGATATTGAGGTAAGCAGCATAACTGCCCCTGCGAGTGCGACCTTGCCTGTATGCCAAAGAACTGGCGTCATAGATTTTGAGGTGAGGCATGACACCAGTAGATTTATCGTCTGCTGAACGAATACCAAAGCCAATACCAACACCACCCCCGAGCATAGAAAGCCAATTAGTTTCTGATAGATTATCAACTAGTCCCTCCGCAGTATCTTCAATATAATTAAGGAAACATGATATAGGCATCCCACGCTTAGAACGACCAAAAGAAAGAATGGGAGTAGAATAAGACAACCAATGTTTGCTAGCGTAGTCGTATAATCTCTGTGCGTGTTCCAGATTGGAACTAAACGATTTTGATACAAATGCGAATCTGTGTTGTGGGGATTCTTCATCTTCTTTCATGTAACTTTCTTTAAGTCTTTTAATTCCGAGTTCATCAAATAATTTATCTTTTTCTAAATCTATCTTAATACCTAGGTATTCCATGTATTCGCCTTACCTTATTATTGTGTTATAAATTCTTTAATCATGGGAAAAATTGGTTCAATTGCATTTGCACAAGCAACAGCAATATCACGATGTTCTTTCTGAGTACCATTTTCGCTTCGTAACTGTATATAGTGAACCCAAGACCGCAGAGTTCCATTCATATACAACTTTGAAACTGTAATGCCTTCAGGCAATACTGCTCGAGCCTGTTCTTTTGCAATACCGTGATTAATAGCCCAACGATATGCTCTTTCTGCTGCTACGATAACATAATCTTGCTGTGTTTCCCAATTTAACTTCAAACCAATGTTATCAGTTTCAATACTGTTCTGTCGATTCTTTTCATCTTGTAATCTTGCTTCTTTAAATTCAAAGCCCAAATCGGCTACTGCATATCTTTGAGAAAACTCTTGGAATGAAAAGGAACGATGCCGTAATATTTGTCTTGCTATATCTCTTGTAGTTTCAATTTCTAAACAAACATTCACCATTTCGAGTGGTGACCAATGTTGATGCTTAATTAAATAACGGACCAACTTTTCAGCTGTGTCGTTATTATCTTGATTTGATGGGTTTGAAACTCTAGCGGCATATGCTACTTGCTCTAGTAAATTTTTACCATCTGTTCCTTGTGTGTATGATATTAATTTTACATTCATTATTTAAACCTTCTTCCAATTCACTAGTTCTGCTTTTGCTCTTAAATTAACGAATGTGTATTTACTTATAATGTCTTGAATTTCATCTGGTGAGAATCCTTCCCTCACCATATCATTAATGTCTTTAGATTCAATCATTTCTGGCCATATCACTACATTATAATGTTTTTCTATCGCTTCGTCAATTTTTTTAACTATTTCTTTATTGCGTGGTTCATTATCAAATATCAAAGTTACTTTGGACTTATCGTATATAGATGTAATTGATTCCAAGTTACTGTCCGCAGTGGCTACAGCATTGTCTAAGAACATACTGTCAATAGGACCTTCCACCACATATATCATCTTGTCCTCGTCTATCCTATCAAGTCCAAAGAACTTGTGGTTATCTTCATGAAGTTTAATGGTGATATATCTTAATTTAGATTCGCCTAGCGCTCGCCCCTGTATTGCAATAAGATTCTTTTCTTTGTCATAAAAAGGAATGACGAGGCGTTTATCTTCTTTATGAAGTTCTTTTTCAATCCCCAAACTTTGTATGAAGGCCGCAAAATCTTCCGCATAGTATAGTTGCGGAAGAAAGTCCTTCGGAATCCATCTTTGCTGAACATAGACTTTAGCAAAATGCGCCTCTGGTAGCGAGTCGATAGATGGAAGTTCCAGTGACTTTTTGAATGTCGGTTTCTCCGTTTTGAATTCTTCAAATTCTGGAGTTTTATGGTCGCTTTTGTTATTGTCACCATTTTTATATCTTTCTAAAGCATATTCTTTTATAAGTGTTGGGTCAACTTTGTCCAAAAAGTTATAAAATGAAGTTGAAGCACCACAATTATGACACATATAGAAATAGTCATTCTTTTTACGGTACACATAACCACGAGATTTGGTTTTATTTTTCTGTGAGTCGCCACAGAGCGGACACCGAAAATTATAAAGGTCATCCTTCTTTTGGGTAAACCTTTGCAATTTTGGCGAAATGCGGAGCAGAAAAGCTCTGTCAATGAAAACACTCATAATATATTTAAGTTAAGTTGTAATGCTATTTAATGAATTTAGATATTGTATCAGGATTTACATGAGAAATCAACCATGATATAGCAATAATACCACCTGCTAACATCCACTTCCATTTGAGTAAAGCATCCAGAGCATCTTTCTCTTGTTTGTTATGGTCACTCATATCTTTACGGAGAGATTTGAATTCTTCCATAATTTCTTTATTGGAACTTTCCATTTTATCTAAAACAGTATCTATTCGCTGATGTATCTCTTTGATATCGGCTTCCGTTTCTAATCTACGATTGTCCATGTCGGTGTATACCTTTGCAATATGGCGGTCGTGTTGGTCTACCAGTTTTTCTATGACCTGGTCCATTTTATTACAAAGTGCAGATAAAGTCAATACTTGTGTCTTTAAAACACCAATATCAACTTTAATGTCGGTATCGTCAAACTCTGACATTTACTTCTTTTCTGGTACTGCTGTGCCTTCTAACTTCTTATGCACTTTGATTTCTTTACAAACTTCTTTTTCTTTACCAGTTTTTGGATCTTTTTGCATGACACAAGATTTTTTGGTTTCGGCTGCATATGCAACTTGGTAACCAACAAGAGACCAAACCACAAGATTAAGTGCAATTAAAAACTTTTTCATTTTTCTTCCTTTTTAGCAAATTTTTCTGAAGCGGTGAAACCTAATCCTGCAATCACCAAATATATCATCGAATCAAATAGTGATGGTGTTACTTTATAACCAAATATGTCGGCAATCAATGCAAA